TAACTTCTCCATGCTTTTTAGCCGGAATTTTAACCTTAGGGTTATTTGATAGTTTTGACGATAACCGATTTGGGAGCAAGGGATACTCAATTTTTCTTGAACTTGATATTGAATCAAAATCAAACCAAGCGTCTTCTGCTGCACCGAACCACTCCGCGCCCATTTCCCGTTTTTATTACCCCCACTTTCGTGGTATTTAATAGGGTTTAGACTATATCATGCTCATATATTATGAGCCCTACTGCTTCCATCGGTGCTTATCTCCGATGTACTCTACTAGGTTAACTGGCTATGCAGTCCCGTTCGATAGTCGTTGCACCTTCCGAGCACTGCTCGGCTTGGCACAGGATTGAGTTTTATATTACACAAAAGGTATATCCATGAGTATTTTTCTTGGGCGATTATCATTATTCATTTATGATTTAGCAAACCTTCTTTTGTAATACAGTCACTGTTTCCCTGTTAGCATCACATTGTGACACCCCCTGCAAGCGGACAGGGTTCAATAGGTTTAAGGAGCACAGAAATGTTTATGCTCCACTTTACTTCACTAAAGTCGGACTCTCGCATTTGATCCTCAACGGACTCAACGCTTAAAAGCCCTTCTTCAATTGCGATTTGATAAGGGAACCCGCATACAAAATGTCGCATATTCCCCTCTGCCATTGCATTAAAAGTATCTTCACATTTCTTATAAGCCCATGAATCTGAGAAGTAAGCACTGCTGAGGTATAAGATTTTGTTTGCCTCTTTTGCATACTCTAACTCACGCTCTTCTTTAGAAAGATCCAGATACTCTGGCATTCTATTACTAATTAAAAATTTGCTTAGAATGGTATCAACTGTATCTTTGGGAACGAGTCTAAATTCATCGATTAGAAGGATATGAGCACGGTTCCCGCGCGCCGAATCCCCAGATGTAACAACCTTAATATAAGACCCGTTCTTAAATACTATTTGGGCATTTGTACCATTCATTTTTGTTTGTTTTTCGTCTATTTCAAACGCCAATGCTGGCGATTTGGGTTTGAGCTCTAACATAATCTTTTCAAGGACATTTATCGTTTCTTTTAGCTATTACATTTCTACGATTATTTGATTGAACTTCCATATCTACCCATCTACAATTCTCAGGACTATATGAACCATTTACATCGATTCGATCTAAAGTACACTTTCCAAATTCAGCTTTATCGTCATACCCATTTTTATATGCCCAACTCTTAAATGCCAAATAGTCATTTAACCAATCCTCACATACTCTTACTCCACGGCCACCATAGTATTTATAGTCTTTAGAATTTTCGTTATAGCAACGGTTTTTCATATTATGATACACCTTATAAAGTCTGTCATAACATCCTCCATGGACGATGTGAGAACCTTTTCGCGATAAGCATCCACAAGATTTTGTCTTCCCAGAAGTTAGTTGATTTGCAGAAACTAATACAGTAGTCCCACAATCACACCTGCAGACCCATCTAACATGGTGTTTCCCCTTTGGGCTTATGTAGTCGTCACCTCTCTCGATAACCGTGAGCTGTCCAAATTTTTTGTTACGTAAATCATGAACAGATAGCTGGCTAACGATTTCCTTATTTAAACATCCGCAAGATTTTGTATGTCCGCTTGTTAGTGATTTGCCGACAACCTCTTTAATATTTCCACAATCACACTTGCATATCCATCGCGCACGACCGCTCTTGTCATTTTCTGCTCGATCGATTACAGTCAACCTATTGAATTTCAATCCCTTTAAATCTTTTACAATTCCCATATATTCCTCAATAATCATATTGTAATAGTTTGTGCCGAGCGCCACCTCGGCATGGTAACCTTTACCACTTTGCATTTCTGCAAAGACGAGACCATATCTTCACCCTTTATTAGGGTGTCTACCACTTCGCCACGCCAGCAACTTGCGTAGCTACTCCCATATAGGGATGGTCGTTGAACCTTCCTCTGTTCGAGGCTTGGCTGCTGATTGCCCAATCTTTATCGTTTTCATACCATTGCCGTATATGGCTATTCGCCATTCCGTTTTGGTGATAAAGCTCTAAGGGTGTCCCAGCAATTCAGTAGAATTTGCCCGTTATATTGCTATAACGGCGACCCATAATTAAGCCTGCCCTCTAGTTCCAGACGCTATGACTATTTTGCTGCCTGGATACAGTATTGCGCGAATGACGCAAAATACTGCAGAGAGAAAAGATTTTCCTAGCATGTTGTTAACCTATCGGCTTTTTATCCGATAGCTCTTATAGTTTCCTATAAGTTCAGCATATATTTTTCTCCGAATAATTTCGGAGAGCGGACACTCGTGGCGGTATTATTGCTCCTCTTGTTGCACAACCGCTATGCGTTACGGTGCCAGTGAGTCTCTGGTTACCTCGGTGTTGGCGTATCATAAGACTTAGCGTTCACCGATTTTGCCCGCTTATTTTGTCCGCATATTACTATGCGGTGAGGCCACAGTTAACCTCTCGAGGCGATAAACACAAAGGCCACAGCTGTATTCATTAATACAAGCAGTATCTTTTGAAATAAACGAAGGTCTAAGTTAAGTATGTCTTTAGCGAAACGATGTGGATTGGCTCTGTAGTACGATGCCCATTCTTCAACGGCATCCAATGTCTGCTGGCTTACATTATCATATGTTAACGCCATTGTTCATCGGACTCCGATAGAGCTTCGTATAGTAAGTCCTCATCCTCGATATCGTGGTATTCTGGACGAACAACTCGCAATCTTTCCATTTCTTCTTCATACAACTTAGAATGAATATTTTTCTTACCCATCATCTTACCTAAATGCCCATACAGCCAGATGGTGATGTATTTGATAATGCCGTCAACATCCTTAAATTCTTCTGACGGTTCTTTTATGGGCTTATGCTTCTCACACCAACCAATACCAACACCAAACGGAACATCGTTAGATGCACTGTCGTCTTTTGTCTTTTGTGCCGGTTTAAGCATAGCACTGCCCAATAGTGTATTTAGTGCATTAACGCTCTTGTCAATTGGCTTACCCGCAGCTCTATCCTTATTGATATCAATCTCCAGATTGCAGATCTGTCTAATCAGAGCTTCAGTACCGATATCAATTTCTGTGCCGGCGGGGAAGCGAGTCATCCAATAATGCCGACGCTGTTCAAGCTCCATATACATAGACGGAGTATATCCTGGACCCCAAAATGATGTTACGTCATCTGGTACAATGATATCTTCTGCTTCTTCGACAACATTAGTACTTGCAACGGGTTCTGCGGTGATGATGGGCTGAGGTTCAAAGTTCCATAGAATCCCTTCCTCTCGAAGAGTGTCATCGTAGCACTTACCAGCTACATTAATGCTGTTTGTTCGTTTCATGTATGCAGCGAGAAGGCTTTGTGGAGTATTAGTGCGTTCAACAACTTCATACATTTTCTCACTCCAGTAGATGTCGAACTTCCTGCAAAACTGACGCATTGCTTTCTTATAATCGCGACACTCATCAAAGTAATACGCAAAAACTTCTTCTGCGCACGCTTTACAACAAGAAAGGTGACCAGAACTTTTATTAATCGGTCCGTGATTTACGTAAAAATTATTTCTACTATTGGAAAAACCTCTACCGCAACGACTGCAAACAAAAATAGCAGCCTTAGTTTCGAGAGCCATTATTCATCGCCCTCCTCAGTGTTATTACTCTGGAGATTGGTTCTTCCATAAATCTTTGCGGCACGCTTTAGTCGCTCCCCGGATATAAAACATGGTACAGCATGGGCCGGAACCTCGATGATCTCTCCGGTTCTAACATTATTTGTACGAGATTTCTTTCGTGTAACAACCTTGAATGTTCCGAATCCGAAAATGTTTACACTCTCTCCGTTTTGGATCGCACGCAGAATAACCTCGACACATGCGTCGATTACCTTTCTTACATCCGCTGCGGTATAGATCACTTCTCTATCTTTTTCTTTTACAACAAACTCGGCGCTGTTTCCGAATTTGTCTGTTATGTAGAATGAATGCCTTTCAAGCGCAATTGGCTTCTTATGTCCAGCTGCTCTTAGTTCTTCATTTACTTTCTGTATTAGTTCCTTTTTATCCATATGTACTCCTTTACAAATCAGCTAAGCTTTTCTTTTCTGGAGTTACAATACCATCGCCACTGAAGTACATACTCAGCTGCTCATCAGTATCGATATCAACGTAAACAGGAACCATTGAAATATCACTCCAACCTATATACTGTTGTACAACAGTATCTGGGATACCAGCTCTTACTAGGCTTGTTACAGAGGCATGTCTCATTGCATGCCAATAGAAGTCGACACCTAAAATTCTCGTAAATGTCTTCGCCCAACTGTTAAGTGTGGATATACTCATTTGTTCGGATGGATTTTCTCTGTTAGGGAATAGCCATTCACTTTCTATACTGTTTTCGTTTCGATAGCTAATCCAGTTGTCTAGATACGGCTTAAATTTTTTCGCTAGTGTAAAACATGCAAGCTGTTTACCCTGAACACCGCGTCCCTTAGTTTTAATAGGAGAACTTTTATATAGTGCTCCATTGCAAACGAGCTTATCCTCATCGAAGTCGCTTACCTTAAATCTTAAAAGCTCTGACTTTCGTCTGCCTGAATACATTGCCAACGCTACCGCACACGCTTTATCGTACTGTTCGCGATGAGTTAACTCTCTTAGCAAGCCCTCGATCTGTTCCTCGGTAAATACGGTCTTCTCTCGTACTGGCTGATTAACAGGACTTTCAACTTTCAGAATAATATTTCTAAATGAAGGATAATCTTCATCTAAAACTGATTCTATAAAATTTCCTAAGCTTGAAAGGGACGCTTTCAGTCGCCGAATACGAGCTGGGCTATTTCCATTATTGTTAAGAAGCCAGTTCTGATACGCAACAACGTTTCGCTTAGTCCAGTCAATAAAGAACTTATTGCCGTTGTGTTGTAAACTCCAGACCCATGCGATCTGGATGTCGTTTTCATACGCCCTAATTGTGGTCTCGCTCCTTTGAAGAGACCGCAAGTAATCTAAGAACTCATTTAGTAATTGTGTGTTCTCAGGATTGACCTGCGCCAAAAGCTCTGGGCTTGTGATGGAATTCATCTTTGTGCGTCTTGCCATTCCGCAAGTCACCTCCTTGAAAATATAAAAGCGTCCGAGAAACAACCCGGACGCATATGTATTAACTTAAGTCAATATCGTAGTGGCAAATTATACCGTCTTGTCCGCACACGCAGACCATTTGTTCCGGTTTGCCGAAGATTCTTTTCTGAACACAATAATCATCGACACCTAAAAAGCTGCCGGCCATTACATACTTAATTCCTTGAATCGTATCAACCTTGCAGTGATGCAGATGTCCTGCCAGTACTGCGTACACAGGCTTTCCTACCATCGTTTGCAATGCCTGTATTTTAGAATCCGATCCATCGTAATCACCGTGAATACCACAGTATGTCTTGCCACGAATATCTATGGTATACATAGTTGTGTCAATCTTATCGTATTCGAAATTAATATTTGGAATATTCTGTAGTCTTGCCTTGATATACCATTCAATCAGGTCATCAAGTCTCTCTGTATAAATTGTCTTATCTTTATTTGGGTTTAATCGACTGTGATTACCAGATACAGATACCAATGTCACAGAATTAAAGTGATTGCTTAACTCGGCGAGAAATTCTGACACCAATTCAGACACACCCATAACTTGTTCAATGACATTTTCTCTATTGGAGACGGCAACGCTATAATGGTTTTGACCATTGATAATATCTCCGTTCATCCAAACGATGCAATTTTCGCTTTGATGTGTATTTCCGATTGAAATAATATGGTCGAGATATCTGCACATCATTTGTTTACAAATATCAGAATTGTATTCATTCCACGCATTACTTACGTTTGCGCCGAAGTGAATATCGTTTAGGCTAACAAGTAAGTCGTTATCGGACTGTATGGAAATGTGTGGTGAGTAATCGAGCGTTGGAAGCTCACCGTTGCGGACTGCGTCAACGATGATTTCGTTGAGCTCTTCTTGACGTGAACGCTCGCGAACAACCTTATTAAATGCGGTTCGATAGTCGCTAAGCTTTTGCCGCTCTTTTTTTATTTCAATGAGCTTTGTATCTAATTCGCCGCTTAGATCGGCATTAGCGTTATTATTTGCTACATCACTATCGAATAGTTCGAGAGTCCTTCTGCTGCCATACATAAGCTTTCGCACAGAGTCTCCGGATAGAGCTTCACCGTATATATAAGGTGATAGCTCGGCATAATCGTAATCCGACAATGTCTTATCTACAAGCTTGCCATACACAAGTCTACGATGGTGCTGGAAGGCGGTCTCGTTTTCGCGTCTTAGCAGAACGTTTCCTTGTTCAATCAATCTTTGCCCCTCCCACGTTTTGAAGTCTTCTTTTCGGGGCCGAAATACTGTCCCTGCTCTCTAAGTTTTCGTAACATATTCATGGCGGGCCGTCGTTCTTCCATGTAATAATGGTGTCTCTTAGAATCGCCCTTCATAGTACGTACGATATAGAGATCGGGGAATTTCTCTACAATTGCCTTCTTTTCGTCTGCATTAATTTTAATCATTTTCTCTTTCATTCCTTTATTTCAATTTGGAGGTCTCTATTCTCCTCCATATATAACACGCCGGAAAAGTGCCTCGAGGCGTTGCGCTGCAACGCCTCGACTGAGGTAATTATTTCGGAGTTCCCAAATATCGTCTCTGCCATGAAGCCGCATCTTGCTCGGCCTTTACAATGGGAGCGCACTCAGAACAGTACTTTTGTTTGCGTCCAGCCTTTCCATGATTCTTTTCTTTTACTACTGCTCCGCACTTTTCGCATGCAATGAACTTCTTAGAATATATACTTTCATATTGGTATCCAAGATTTCTGAAGTCTGTGATGAATACGGCTGGTTCTCCGCTTTCGTCTTCATATGTAACCCTAACGCTCATATCTGCTATTTTTTTTGAGAATTCAATCATTCCAAGCTGTCCTAGCTGATAATAAAGCTGATCTTGTCTCTTTACACTTTCATTGATATTAGCTAGCTTCATAATGGACTTAATTGGGAAACTTACCCAGCCATCTGCTCCATTACGAATTCTAAAGAACTTTGCAAGACAAAGCAGAGTGAAAGCCAATCGCTTTAATTGAGCTTTTTTAAGCATCCCGATTTTTTCCAGCTCAGTCTTAGTAATTACGACGCTATCTATAACAGTAAGTTTAAATTTTTTCCCCACTTTAATCGCATCCTCCACTAATTCATTTGCAACCATATATGGCAGATCATACCCATCATCGACTAGTAGTTCGTGTAGCAACCTGCGTACTTCGTCCGTCTTCGCACCTTCTTGGTAATAGTACTTCGCAACTATAGAAAGTGATGTTCGTGGAACTCCGCGCAAGTTACCGCTCTCAATTACTCCCTTTGCCCATTCATATTCGTTTAAAATAATTTCCATCAAATAGTCTCCATATCCTTTGTAATAATGATAAATTTCTTTCCACAGTATTTCACATCACCGTTCTCGTCTTGTGTTGGAATGTGAATTTTTTCCCCATTATGTAGTAACAGATTCTTTATTATCTGTTCTGACCTTGTAGACCACATAAGATCTTTGGCGTAGCTTTTGCGATAGCATATATCCATCAACATGTCAGTTAATTCTACTTCGTTGCTGCAGATTAGGTCGCAATCGCGGGAGAATCCATCTCTGAGTATTCGCAAACAATCAGATATTTCTGGATTATCCTTTCGCTGTCTAGACATAACGGACATTTTTTGTTTCACAGATTTAGCGTACTCCGCGTAGCAAAGCTTAAGCGCAGAGTAACGATGTCGATTATAAGGGATATCAGCGCCGCTCTTCATAATAGAGTAATCAAAGTCGTCTTTCATTCTTGCGTTTCTAATGCAACTATCAAACTCATCTTCAAATCGTCTACAAATTTTGTTCATTACACAGTCTCCCATTCCGACGGGAAACTTTGCTTTTACATAGCTCACATATGAGACTTCTTCTTCTGTAAGCTTTTCAAAAGGGGTCTGGTTAATCTCATCGATTGTCTTATTAAATTTTTGCATACAAATACGGCTAACTGATGTAGTGTAGTCTTTATAGGACTTCATTAAATCCGGATATATATAACACATAAAATATGGCTTTTTTTCTGCAACTACCGATCTGTAAAAATTCTTAGTATCATCATCGGCATCCATGTTATTGATTGCAAACCAATCATGCCACTCTTTCGGCATTGGCTTTGCTATGATACCTTTTGCCTTATCTATCGTGTTCTGTTGGTATAATTGGCCACACATGATTCTATATTCAAGCGTCTTATACTCTTTACTTTCTTTTGGATAACGAGACTGAACTTCAAACATGGATGTTATCCAGTTGGTTGTTTTGCCGATGTCATTTCCGAAACTGGCTATATTTGCGTAGATTGCATCTTCTTCTGTAACGATTTTTTTAACTGCTCTGCGCTGCGCACACATAATTGCAGGCATCTCTTTATGCTTACGAACTAATACAGGATTATCTGTAAGCATCACCAGATCACCGTCCTTGTCTGCACCATTGAGTGCGTGTGCTGCAGTATCCCAAGAATTGAAAATCGTGCATGTATTCATGTACTGATACCAATATAATGCGTCTGGGTCACGAGTTGGCTTAACCGCTCTAATGTTTGGATGAGCTGTCATAGGTGCTCTAAAACAAACTAGCTTATCGGCTCCAGTATCACACCAGTATTTATTATGTATTTCTCCCGCTTTAAGTAAGCCAGTAACCTCTAGACCAAAGATGCTCTGGCATAAAGAATAAGGATCTCCAGAAATGATGGAATAGTTGCCGTGGACTTTAAGCACCCCCACCTTAGCTTGATTGATTCTATTTTTGATCAGCTGATACACTTTATTCTTAATATAAGGATCTTCCATCAACTTAGGTTCTATCATTATTGCCTTTATCCAGTCATCATCAAGTACGTCAACATTATCTTCATTTAATCCTACACCCTTTAGATAAAGAACTGTCTTGCGCCAATCTCCTCCGAGAATGTCTTTTATCTCGTTCATCGTTGGAGCAATCAATTCTTCAATATCGTCATCATCCAGGTCGTAGCTCTGGATAAACTGGTAGTTTAGATTTCTCTCCCGCTCCAATTCCTTTGGACAAGTCTTAGTTATACAAAATGAATACCCATTTTCTATACAGTTCTGTAGATAGTCATCACAACTACTATATGAATCCCATAGTTTTAACATTGAGGTTGTTAATACTAACTCGACGTTTCTAATATCAACATCATTTCCCCAAGCATCTTTTACGATATATTTTCCTGCCACCTTGTCTGCGAAATCAATGAAATCGAATGTGAATACCATACCCTTTTCCCACGAGCATCTTGTATTAGCCCCGCTCATCATGTAATCCAAATGCAGCTCGTCGCTCCATCGCTGAGCTAAAGAGGGGAGCATGATACCATAACCGTCGGACTCATCTAACTCTACAATCTCATCTATTTTAAGTTCCATGGATGGTTCACCGTCACACTCGTCTGTCAGATAAATAAAGTCTGATTTAAATCTAGTTTCACAATCCGGTACTACAAGAACTCCGTTTGGCATGGACACCGGAATGGATGCACTGCAGGTTAGTGCCTTA